TAGAAAGATTGTATGGAGATGAATAAAATTGGACCCCTTCGGGGGTCTTTTTTTGTGCATATTTACCTAAATATTGAGTAGTCACGGGCACCAACCCCCAGGTTTCCCATGTATAGGGAACCGCATTTGCAGAGGAAGTCGGACGAATGTCGTGACCTCTGGTTGGTATGGAAAGAATTATGGGACAGGGATAATCATAGTAAAGAGACTAATGATGCAAGAAAGAAATGGGGAGAGTGTGTAACAGAGTTTGGTGAAATGATTAGTCATGAAGTCAAGACAAACCCTAGGTATAAAGACTTGATAGGTTAATATATACTGCAGTTGCATAAACTCAAATGAAGTTTATCTTCGCATTTTTAGCTACACTTTTTCTTGCTGCTCCAGCATGGGCAGTAGATGTTCAAATGGGATCAAATGGAAACTTGATTTTTGATCCCGCAGAGGTTACAATATCCGCAGGAGAATCAGTTCACTTTGTGAACAACATGCTACCTCCACATAATGTTATCGTCGAAGATCGTCCAGACTTAGGACATGAATCCTTAGCGATGTTACCAGGCGAGGAGTTTGATCTTGTCTTTAATGACCCTGGTGACTACACCTACTGGTGTGCTCCTCATAAGGGTGCTGGTATGATTGGGACGGTACACGTTGAATGAAGTACACTCACAATTACATGAAAATCTTTCTTGATACTGCTGACACAGAAATTATTAATGAATATTTTAAAACTGGATTGGTAGATGGTGTCACTACCAACCCTACTTTGATTATGAAGAGTGGTAGAAATCCCATGGATGTCTATCAGGACATCAAAGATATTGGTGTTCGTGATATTAGTATGGAGGTTGTTGGTAGCGCAGCTCAGATGTATCATGAGGGACGTAGACTTTCTGATATGTTTGGTGATGTCTGTACTGTCAAACTTCCTATGACTAGGGATGGTCTGAGTGTCTGTAAAGAACTCTCTGATATGAATGTCAAGGTCAACGTCACACTGATCTTCTGTGCCGCTCAGGCAGTCCTGGCAGCAAAGGCAGGGGCAACATATGTCTCACCCTTTGTAGGACGCTTAGACGACCAATCAGTGGCAGGCCTGGAAGTTGTCAGAAGTATCTCTGAACTGTATCGTATTCATGGAGTCAGAACTCAGGTTCTATCCGCATCTATTCGTAGTGTCCAACGTGCTATTAGGTCATGGTATAATGGTGCTCAGATTTGCACCATGCCACCTAAAGTGTTTGACCAAATGTATGACCACATCCTTACTGATAAGGGTCTTGAAATTTTCGATCAAGACTGGGCATCGGTAAAGAGTGATTGACGACGACACTCCGTACAAATTGGCCGAGATCATTCGTGATACTTGGCCCAATCTTTATTACTTGAAAAAACCTATGACATTTACAGTATATTCTAAGGATGGTTGCCCTTACTGCACTAAAGTAGAGCAGGTATTACAACTTGCTGAACTTAAGTATGTGATATATAAACTTAACAGGGATTACACCAGAGAAGAATTCTATGATAAGTTTGGAAAAGGATCTACCTTTCCAAGAGTTGTCAAAGATGATACACTAATTGGTGGATGCACTGAAACTGTTAAGTATCTAAGGGAACAAAAGTTGGTCTAATGGAACAAAACCTCATCGACATCTATGATCTTATTGAACATGCTATTGATAATGCCTTTGAGGGAAAAATGAATTTAAAGTTTTATGATTATCTAAAAGAAAGTAAAATCAAAAAGCATGAGATAGATGCTTTCATTTCAAGCGCCACCACAAATGAAATTCGTGATATCATTTTAGATCTTGATGAATACATTAAAGGTGGTGCTGACAGTGAGCATAAGCAACTGCGTGAAGGTTATGGCCATATTCCCAAACCTCAAGCAAGAAAGATAAGAAACTACTTAGAAAGTTTCATAGATGATGCAGAGAGGTATAGTCATGACCGAAGACCGGGAAGACGCAAAAAGCATTCTAAATAATCAGGAAACCCACATCAATCGTGGGTTTGAGTTACTACTACGTAATAGGAGGAGGAAACCAGACCCGCCCAAAACTTTTCAGATAAAGTTCGGTAAAATGGTCGCTCTCTTCCGAAGAGAGATTGTATTTCATTTGAACTTCTATCTAGACATCAGGAAGAAATAGTCTCTGGAGGACAGAAAGATGTTAGCAGTAACCCTTACTATAGGAACATTAGTTTCAATTATGTTCTTTTTTGTAGGAGGTGTGGTAGGATGGTTAGCAAAAGACCATGTGTACCAAACCCAACCCGTTTACACCCATCCAGAGATGTTTGATGAAAACGGAAATGTATTACCAGACGAAATTTTAGCAGTACGATTTGAAAATAGCTATGACGAACTCGACGAAGAAGACGACAACAACTAGAAAGAGATCTGTAAAGGTCAAGGCAGAGTCTCCCAAACTTCCACCTAATCCTTTTGTCCATGAGATTCTTGAACTTGCAAGCAAGCAGAGAACCAAGGCTAAAAAGGTAGAGATTCTTCAGGAGTATGCTAACCCTGCTCTGAAGAGTCTCTTCATCTGGAACTTTGATGACACGGTGATCTCTGTGGTCCCTGAGGGTGACGTTCCTTACAAAGAGAACGAAGTCCCTGTTGGAACTGATCATACTTCTTTGCGTCGTGAATACAAGCACCTCTACAACTTTGTAAGAGGTGGTAACGATAGTATTTCATCTCTTCGCAGAGAGACCATGTTTATCCAGATGCTTGAGGGCCTGCACCCTGCGGAAGCAGAAATTCTCTGCTTGGTGAAAGATAAACAATTGCAAACTAAATATAAGATATCTTACGACATCGTTAAGGATGCATATCCCGACATTCAGTGGGGAGGTCGTTCATGACAGTAACTGTAGAAACCAAGGAGGAAGAGATGGGTAGTCTTCCAATTAAACCGGAAGATCCTTCATCGTATGGTTGTCAGATTCTTCAAGAGAAAACAACTCTTGAAGCGGCAAATGATAAATCACTCCCTAATGATGCCAGATTAATCTGGTATGTTGTTGACGGTGTGGAGTATGTTGACCTTACCAGGTGTAAGAAAACATCTCAACTTTTTGATATGTATTATGATCGATATGGAAAAGATTCTGTGAAGAGAATTGATTTTGGATATGGCCAAATGAATCCAAAACTGTGGGGAGTAAAACCAAAGAAAGACAAGAAGAGAAAATGAAAGATGAAATTCTTAGGGATCAAGTTAATGAATTGATTCGTGATGAAATTCAACAAAACATTAATGAGTACGTTGATTCAAAACAAGAGACCAAGAAAAGTGGTCTTGGTTTCTTGGAAAATGAAGATGAGTTGAAAGTCAATATCTCTCAAAGAGAGATTGATAAAATCATTAAAGAGTACAAGAAAATTAAAAAGAGCCAAAGATCAAATTTATTTGAAGTAAAAAAACTGGACAGTTGACATCTTTGGTAAATAGCATTATGATCGTTAGCATGTATTACCCATATCATGTATAAACCATACTCACCTGAGTGGCACCGCAAAAGGTATCTCAAAGAGGCAATCGACAAATACTTCGATGACTATGTGGATAATGAAATTATCCATGGAGATATTATGGATATCCTAGGAGATAGGATGTCTGCTGCGGTGAATGAGGTTAACAAGGTTCTTGATTTAAAAGACAAACTCAAATTAAACTAACATGCTCTCCACCAAATACAGACTCAGACTTGAGTCCATTTGTAGATGTATTGCGAACAAAGAACAAGTCCCTCTAGAGGACATGATCTGGGTAGAGAAACTTGCTAAAGCACATACACTTGCTAGAGATTGGTTACAGAAAGCAAGACGACAAGCTTCTCAGGATATTCAAGAGGGTAGCACCGACGATTTTCTGAATAGGATGGGACTAGGAGACCCCGACCCATCCAATCACAAGACGGGGTTTGATAGTGCTGACGAGATTGTTGATTGGTTCCAAAGAGATAAACCAGACGATTGGAGGCAACGTGACTGAAATTAAAATTACTCCCCAAACATATATTGATATGAATAAGGAGTTTGAAGAGGACAACGTTCCTTTCAGAATTGAGGTGCCTACACAGGAAGCAATTGACAAGTGGCAATCACAACCAGCACCTTCATATAAAACACCACCAGCAATAGATATGGTACAGCAAATGTGGGATGAAATTGGAGGTAGGAAATGACTGACAAAGAAATTCCATGGTGGAAACTGCACGAAGTTGCAGATGAATTGAATGGCACGTTGAGACATATCACCTGCGTGGATAGTAATGGTAGAAAGTACAAACGAGTTGTAATTGAATACGAGGAGGAGAAAGAGTGACACAGGTATCAATATATTCTAACGGCAGTCAAGAATGTGAGAGAGCCTCATCTCTCTTGAAATCAGTTCACCTTGACGAAGTAGTTGTGTATAAACTTGATAAGCATTTCACTGAGAAACAATTCAGAGATGAGTTTGGTGATGAGGGAGAATATCCCATGATTTCTATTGGTATGTTCCGAGGAACTTTGAAAGAAACTCTCAACCACATGAGTGATAGGGGAATGTTTGTATAAATTGTAACATGTTATACCAAACCACTTGACTAAATAAAATATGAAGTCTATAATAGACTTGTCGTTCATCCCTTCGGGGACGCAAGTAAGTCGCGGAACGGAGCGTTCATCCCATGATTGACCTATTACTTTATTCATCCCTCAGTTGTCCAGATGCTGATGCCATAATATTACGTATTGAGGCACATGAAAATCTGAACGCAGAGTGGAAGGTTGAACTGGTTGAGACCGTAAAGGAATCTGTACCAGATTGTTATCCATGGGACGCAAACGACTGAAGGAACGGGAAAAAACGGATCCTGCGTAAGCAGAGAAGGTTAATTTTCACCCAACTTCAGGAGTAAACAAATGAACACACTCACACTGA